GTAAAGTCTACACAGATAAGACTATATTTTCTTTTGAGGAAGCGGTTTTAGGTCAACCTGGGGACCCATATAATAATAGTATTAATCGTAAATCTGGAGCTGGTTTGGATTTAGAATTTCCACATTTAAATAAAAGGGGAAAATTTGCGTTCTTTGGCGAGGGTGAAGAATATGATTTAGATAATCTGAATTGCGAGCGATTGAGAATGTTAGTACTACGGGACATAGATCAAGCTAAAAGAGGAATTAGACAATTACACATCTTTTCAGATTATTTGAAGGATGAGACAAGGACTCTTGCTAAAGTGTATGAAGGTAGGACCAGGATGATATCAGGTGCGCCATTGCGTTTAGTAATAGGTACACGAATGTTATTCCTCTCTTTTTCTATCTGGGTAATGAGAAATTGCGTGATTAATGGGATGGCTGTTGGAGTGAACCCATACTCAAATCATTGGGATATGATTGTAAAGTATTTAAATTCAATTAGTAAACATAAGGTAGCTGGTGATTACAAGGGGTATGATACGTCAATGTTCAAAGAATTATTGATGTGTGTACTAGAATTCATTAATACTTGGTATAATGATTCTGAAGAGATGCAATTAGCCAGATATGTCTATTTTATGGAAGTATGGAGTTCATTCCATGCTTCAGGTGATACCTTATACCAGTGGTTATCTAAGTTGCCAAGCGGACACCCCTTGACAACAATTATAAATTGTGTTGTAAATTTAATATTGTTTAGAATTGTGTATATATTTGAAGTGGGTGATTTACATGATTTTAATGATAATGTAAATGTTTTAGTTTATGGTGATGATAATATCCTGTCTATACATAATGATATTATCCATAAATTTAATCAACACACAATAGCCACGGGTATGGCGAGATTGGGATTCACATATACATCTGAAGATAAATTAACGACTGTTGCCCCCAGTCGACATTTACATGAAGTTGGTTTCCTTAAGAGAGGTTTTCGATTTGAACCTTTGATTCATCGCTATGTTGCACCTCTTGAGTTGGATACAATTTTAGAAATTCCTATGTGGACAAAGAAAGGGTGTGCTAGTCACACTATAACATGTGATAACGTAGACAATTGTTTGCGTGAGTTATCACTACATGACCCTGAAGTTTTTAATTTATGGGCTCCTAAGGTCATTTCCTCGGCTCGTGAGAAGTTGGATTACTATCCAGTGGTAGTGGATAGACTCCCTCTTCTACGTGCCGTGGTAGAGCGACAGGAGTTCTTTTAAACCTTAATATATATATAAATTATTGCGTGGTGGGTAATGGTCCATTATATTTATTATGGAGTTCGATGATCTTTATTTATATATACTAAATCTGTGTCTAAAATTATTTATAAGTGCGTTGAACGTGAGGGGCTGCCATTTTTATGGTTACTGCTTAGGATGGCCTGAGGTTAACCACCAAGATCCAGAGCAACACAGTGCGTCAATATTGTTTGGGTGGACGTATTGACAAAGATTTCACCTGCTGAAAGTAATAAAATTATGTCAAATGAACAAATAGAAAGTGCTGGCGCTGCGGTGTCGCAAGAAGAAACAGTTAAGTTTAATGAAGATAGAGGAATGGTTGAACAATTTCCAGATGAATTTATTCAGATAGATTCTAGGTTGTTACAGCCACTGAAGAGCGATGTTAGTACGGATATAAAGCGGTTTCTTAGTCGCCCTGTTATTGTCAGTGAGTTTGATTGGGCTACCACTGATACTGTGGGGACTTCTTTATATTCCGAAAACGTCGTCAAAAATTGGTTGCATAGTTCCGGATCAAATAATATTTCCATGTGGAAAGATAAAATAGCCGGTTTCTCTGTTCTTCGATGTAAAATAGTGTATAGAATACAAATAAATGCTATGCGATTCCAACAGGGTCGCTTATTATTTAATTACTTCCCTCAAGCGGATTTGAATCCGTTTAGATATCAAATGGTTAATCAATCTTTGATGTATCAAACACAGCTACCACGTGTGGAAATTGATTGTTCAGTAAATTCATCAGTAATAATGGAGATACCTTATGTATCTCCTACTATTGGTTATCAGATAGGTACTGGTGCCTATGGGCATGGCCAGACAAATTTGATAGTTTATTCACCATTAGTGGATCCTAGTGGATCTGGAAAAGTTGGAGTCACTATTTGGGCTCATTTAGAGGACATAGAACTTATGTTCCCTGCTATGCCTCAATCCGGAAAGAAAACAATCAGGAAGAAAGCACGTGGTGGTGCTTCTGTGGGAGATACATTACAAGAAGAAGAGTTGGATAATGCCACAGGTGGTTCAATGTCAAGCTTCTTTAATTCTGTTGCGGACACAGCTGATAAAGCCGGTAAAATACCGTTATTATCGAGTGTTGCAGCTCCTGTTAAATGGGCTTCAAATATTGCTGGGAATGTTGCTGCAGCCTTTGGCTTTAGTAACCCGTCATTATCTGATGCATCTCAACAG